GTTTCAGAATCCCTTACATATTTACAGGAGGAGCCAGATATTAAGACCCTCCGTCTAGCCTATGACCAAACGGTCGTTGAGCTAGAAGCATACTTTGACCTCTGCCGTACATCCTACGATGACCGCAGAAACTTTTGGCCCGGCAAGAGCCGTGACCACCGCAAGCACGGAGCCGACGCTTTCCCTTGGGAGGGTGCGTCCGATATGGAGTGCCATCTTATTGATGAGCGCATTACTAGGCTTGTATCATTATTTATGGCATCCCTTAACCGAGCCAACGTAAGAGCATTCCCTGTAGAGAGTGGAGATATAGCTCGAAGTCGCGTTGTTTCTGGATTTTTAAAGTGGATGGTGTCCTCTGGATACATACCTAGATTTCACCGCGAGATGGAACTAGGTGCCAATTATTTGCTTGAGCGAGGTATATTGATTACATATATTGGATGGCAGAAGGAAGATAGACGTATACTGCAACAACTGGATATTAATCAGATTGCACAAGTTAGCCCAGAAGTTTCTGTAGCAATACAGGACGGGAAAGATGACGAACAGCTAACAGCCTTGCTTCAAGCAACCTTTGAGGGGACAACAAAGAAACGAGCCAAGAAAGCATTACGTGAACTAAGAAAGACTGGAGTAGCTGAACTTCCTATTGTTCGTAGACAAGTCAACGCTCCTGATGTTAAAACACTTGCTCCTGATGGTGATTTCTTTTTTCCCCCATATGTTACTGACCCACAGCGAGCACCTTACTGCTTCTGGAAAACCTACTACACACCACAGGAACTAGAGAATAAAGTCGTTACTGATGGATGGGACGAGGACTTCGTTGATTACATCATCTCTAAATACAGAGGTGTAAACATTGACAGCATTGAGCGCGAACAAGAAGGTCGCAGAAGCCTCAGCCTAGCCGACAATGCGTATGAAGCTGACGAACTAGTAGAAATCTGCTACGCTTATCAACGCCTTATTGATCAAGAGGATGGGGCTGAAGGCATTTACTGCACAGTATTCCACAAGGAGTTCAATGGTAATGCAGAGGTTCCGGGATACGCTAAGTTTGAATTACTTAACGGATACGAGGATTATCCTGTAGTAATAACAAAACTATCAGAGGACAGCAAGCGTCTGTATGACACAACTACTGTTCCTTCAATTCTTCGAGGTATACAGAATCAAGTCAAGGTTGAGCGAGATTCCAGAGTTGACCGCAATAGCTTGGCTACACTGCCTCCGATCCTGCACCCAGTAGGTCAGGCTCCCAATGATTGGGGGCCAGGTCGAATGATACCGTATCGCCGTAAGGGGGACTTGGACTTCGCTCCTACACCTCCACCGCCTACTGGTTCTATTGAAATGGAAAATACTTTACTTACCTTATCGGACAAGTTAGTAGGACTGGATGAGGGTTCACAGATTAGTCAAATTAGACAGCAGTTCTTGGTGGACAAGTTCCTTAGCCATACTGCTGAAGTAATCAAGATGGCTTACAAGTGCTTCCAACGCTTTGGTCCTGACGAAGTATTCTTCCGTGTAACTGGTGTGCCGGATGCTCAAACATTCGACAAGGGTAACCCTGACGAGAACTTTGACATTATGGTTAACTTCGATGTTCAGAACAATGACCCAGAAACTGTTGAAAGAAAACTACAACAGTTCGTAGCGTTGAATCAACTGAATGCCAACAACCGCCTGAACGTAGATAGTCTCTTAGATGTCGCCGCAGCAAGCATTGATCCAGTAATGGCTGATGCTGTCCTACAACCAGTAGAAAGCGCACAACAACAAGTTGTTGAACAAGTTACTGATGACTTAGCTAAAATCTTTGCAGGTATCGAAATGCCAGCTAGACCTGCTGGAGCACAGATCGCACTCCAAGTAGTAGAACAATATGCACAACAACCCGACGTTGCACAAAGATTACAGACTGACCAAGCCTTTGCGGCTCGTTTGCAAAAATACATTGGTCAATACACATTCCAGATGCAACAGGCTCAGAACGCTCAAATTGGTAGGGTTGGAACAGCCCCTGCACAAATGGGTGAAATTGATACACAGAACATATAATGCCTGACAATCTTACACCTCAGGAGTTTGCACTCCAAAAGCAAAAAAATCAACAAAATGATTTAAGGAACTTGCTAATGGCTACACTTCTTGAAGCCAGAGGCGAAGGAGAGGAAGGAATGTTTGCGGTTGCTCGAAGCATTCATAATCGCAAAAATCTTATAGGAAGTGGTCAAGTTCCTACCTATACTTTTATGCCAAATAGCAAAAATAAAAAACCAAGCTATACTGATATTATTACGCATAAGGATCAATACAAGGTTTATGATGGCGAAAAGGAAGTGTTTAAAAGGCAAAAGTCCAAGATTACTCAAGAAGATGTAAACATAGGAGTAAGGGCATTAGAGATAGCACTTAATGATAAGCGTGCAAAGCAATACATCAAAGATAAAGGTCTTGACGCTAGAACGTATGATGCTGTAAATTTCCGAGGCAAGGATGCCAAATTTGATGCTTCTCAGCAAACAGAAAAGTTTGTTGTAGGAAATCACATTTTTAATTTATCAGGTAGTCCTTTTGCTGATAAGTATAAGAACAAGTAATGCAAATACAAGACGATATAAAGACGCTTCATAACTACGAGGCGTTCGCTCGATTTATTAAGATGGTTCACGAACTACGGGAGGAAACCATTGCTGAGTTGCACGAAGCAACCAGTGACAATATCCAACAAGTTTCTGGTCGTATAATTACGTATGACCAAATACTGCAGTTAGTCAACTGGTCAGAGCTTTCAAGGAAGCATTCTGACCGTATGTAACTACCTGTGTTATAATTCAAAAATCGCCATCGCTCGGCGTTAATGAGTGGAATAATTATGACAGAAGAAATAGCAACTGCTGACGCTGAAGCAGGTAAAATATCAGTGGAAAAATCAAATATATCCGTCACGGATTTCGCACAGCGACGAATTGGTGAGCTTACTCCTGGGACTGAACAGCCCCAAGAGCAGGAACCCCAAGAAGACCCTGAGCAGGAAACGGAAGAGGGAACTGAAGAAGCATCTGAAGAATCGGTAAATACCGAGGAAGTAGAAGCATCCGAGGAATCCTCAGAAGAATCCCAAGAATCCGAAGATGTTCTTTCACAGTTGGACTTGGACGATATGTCCGAGGAGGATTTGCGCGAACTAGCTGACAAGCTGGGTAGCCGTGCTGTAGCTCGATTCGGAGAATTGACTGCAAAACGAAAGGCTGCCGAAGAAAAACTTGTTCAACTTGAGGCACGACTCAAAGAAAAACCTAATCCATTGGAAACGAAAAAGGTCGAGAACAACCCATACGGGAATCTTGATACTGTCGAAAAGCTACAACAGAAAGCCGCCGAGGTTGACCAAGTAGTTGAATGGGCTGAGGATTTAATCTTTGAGAGTGACGGCTACGGAGCGGATGATGTAGTAACAGAAATTGAAGGTAAGGAGTGGACAAAGAAGGATGTTAGACAGTCTTTATTAAAGGCTCGTAAAGCACAGAAAACTTTTCTTCCTGACCAGCTTGCAAAGGTTCAGCTACGCGAGGAAGGCGAAGTGCTATCAAAGCAGTTCGATGCCCAAGCAAAGCAAGAACTATCTTGGCTAGAAGGTGAGGACAATGACTTACGTAAACAGTTTGAAGCTACAGTAGGAGACGAACGATTCAAGAAACTAAAAAGTGTTCTGAAACGTGAATCCCCGGACATCGCTGCGCAGTTGGATTACTGGTTCGCTCACGCTACAAATAGCATACACGGCCGTAAATTAGTAGAACCCAGTAAGAAAGCCCCTACGTTAAATCCTCCCAAGACAGGTAATCCAGCCTCTGCCCAATCCGAAAAAGGAATGGGAAGAACTGCCAAGGCTCTAAAAGAATTAGAAGCCAGGTTCAAACAAACGGGTAATGCTAGAGATTTTGCTGCTCTTCGTCGACTCAAAATGAGCACTAGCTCATAACACAATCAAACAATAACTCATTAATAATCATTAAATACAATGTCATTCTCAAATACATTCGATACCACTAATACAGGTTCGGGCGTTTCTAACCGCGAAGACTTGACTGATGTCTTGACTATCCTCGCTCCAGAAGAAACTCCTATCCTTTCATCTGCTAATAAAGAACGCGCTACTGCAACTAATGTTGAGTGGACTGTTGACAGCCTTGCTGCTCCACAGACTGCTGGCATTTCTGAAGGTGCTGACGTTACTGCATTCACTGACAAGTTCGCTGGCCGCGCTCGCCTCGGCAATCGTGTTCAAAAGTTCCGCCGTGACTATATGGTTTCCGATCTGCAAGAAGCAGTCGATTCCGTAGGTCCCGCTAAGATTGCTCAGGCTGAAGCCAAAGCTATCCGCGAACTAAAACGCGACGTTGAAGCAACTATTGCTGGAACTCAAGACTCATCTACCGAAGACGGTGCTGGCACAGCTAACGCACTTCGTGGACTTGGTGACTGGCTTGACGGTGCTGCTGGTAACGTTCCCGCTGCCTTCCAGACTCCTGGTGACAGCATCTACACAACAACTGAAGCTAATGCAAATGCATTTAGCGAATCAGCTCTTAACGGCATCATCAGTTCTATCTTCCGCGTAACTGGTTCAGCAAGCAATCTTATGCTTGTCGCTGACACTGGTCTACGTCAAGTTATTGCTGACTTTGCTCGTACAACTAGCTCTGCTACAGACAATGTTCGTTCGGTAAACTA